TTTTGTTCCTTACGACGGAATTCGAATTCCTTTTCTACAAGGTCGCTTTCAAGGTTCCATGCGTCCACCTGAGCCTCTTTGTCGGCGGGTACTTCCTTACCTGTGCGTTTCTCTTCATAGAGTTCGCGCATGTTCTCAATGGCCTTCATGCCCTTGTCGCGGAGTTCGCGCTCGGACAAATCTTTTAGCGGCCTGTTCTTATTTTCGTCTGCCATTTTGTTTACTGTTTAGATGTTAAATTTTCTTCTTTTATTGATGTTATAGATAAGCTTTAGTTCAGTGAGTGACATGCCGATTTGCTCAATCGCATCGGCTTTCTTCAAAGCCTTTTCAAATGATCGAGCGCCTACCGTGGTCTTAGGATAGGCTGGACGGGTCACAGGGGAAACGTCATACAATGCTTCGCCTTTCAGGAGCGTACGCACTGCGGGAATTCCTTTTGTCGCATCTCCCTTGGTCCAACTTTCTTCTTTCACAGTGAAAGCAAAAGAACTCTTGCTAATCACCTTAGCACGTACCAATTTTTGCACGTCTTGCCCGATGGTCGTATCCAGCGATCGGATTTTATATTGCAGACCGTTTTTGTCAATCATCAATTTAACGTTGACACCGTTACGGCCCAGCACTTGATTCATGTCATGATTGAAGAGGGCAACTGTTTGCTCATCGTCAATCAAACCATCGAAAAATCCGGGGTCGATCCGCTCCACCCATCCGCCGAAATCTTCTGAATCACTGTTGAACACGGCAGCATAACCGACAAGCGTATTTTCATCCAGCACTTTCGCGCCGTTTTCTTCCACCTCGTCGAATGAAAGCATCCCCGTGAAGAACCGGCGTTCTGCCCGTTCGTCAATGGCTTCGATATAATCTTTAGTGACTTCCATTTCCGTTACTTCTTCCGTCTATTTCTATCAGTTCTACTAACTCTCTCACGTTCTTTATCAGTTCGGCTTTACGCTGCGTTCCCGGTGCTGGCTTAGGCTTGGTCTGTATCGCTTCCAAATCCTTCAAGGGAGCCATATTCAACTGCAAGTAAGCATCGTCACCGCCTTCGAGGGCTGGCCTGTTTTTCATCTTGCGCCATTCGTTGGGCGTCAATCCGGCGTTCTGCACTTCCGATCTCATTAACTCAGCCTGTGCCTGACTGTCCGCCCTTTGATATGCGTCCATGTTCATTTCAAAGTACATGTTCATCTCGCGGTCCAGTGTGTAGCACTTGGTTGTATACTCGTTTTCAAACTTGTTTACAATCGGTGCTATAGTATCCTGCAAGAATGCGATTGCCTGATGTTCGATGTTGCTGAAGGTCGCCCTGCTCAGTTCCGAAAGTTTATCGAGAGGAACGCCAAACCACCGGCATATCGTAGCAACTGAAAAGTTGCCGCTCATGATAAACTCTTGGTCTGCTGGCGTCATCGATAGCGGTGTGTAGGTCACTCCAAAAGGAGAAACCACCGTACCGCCTTCTTTCTTCTTCTGCGTGAAACTCGATTTGAGTTCCGCCGCCTGAGTAGTCGTGATTTTTTGCTGAGGAATAATCAATCCTTCCGCTCTTCCTCCATCGCGCCAGAATCCTGCTCCCGTATCTCTTCGGGCAGTTTCAAGTCCCAAGTCTTCCCGGGCATATTCAATCGTTCCCTTGCCTTTTATCGGATTCTCTCCGAGGTTTGGAACGTGAATGATGTACTCCGATGAAATTGGGTTTGAGATGTCCGTGAATTCATACCACAATCGGCCTGAATAGCCTTCGGTGATAGATTTCAGTTTCGTAGGATCGAGTAATTTGAAGCCCGAGATTTCGTTCTTCGTGTACAGGATTTGCGCGAGGTGATTACCCCTGAGCAACATGTGAATAACAGCACTTTCAAAGAACTTCGCACTCGTGTAATACGGGTGCATTCTGCGCTTGAAAAGTTGGTAGCTGGTGTGGTCTGTCGCCTCTACCCTCGCCCCGTTCTCATCCCGGTATACCTTTTTTGGTAGATAGGAGATGATTCCGGAAAGGATCGCTACACAACGATAAACGGCTGAAATGGAAAGGGCAGAATCGGGAGTTATGGTTGCGCCTGATTTAGAGCGCTGCTGACCTCCGAGAATTTCACCGACAGTAAACCCGTCGATGACCTGATTTGGGTCTTCAAGATTGAAACGCCTTTCGGTGTTCCATACGTTCTTATCGAACCATGCCTGAAATCTCCCCTTCGACATTTTGAATACAAAGGGGGATAAAAGAAATGAATGCTTAGAGTGACATTGTCACGGGGCGGGGTCACCTTTTTTTAAGGCGCTTGGTGCGAGATCGCCTAAACGATTCGTAGTCAGAGTAATAGCGATTGCCGGTAAGTTTTTCGTGAAGCTGTTCGGTAGCTTCGTAGGCTTGCTTTCGGCGTGTAAATTTTCCGAGGTTATCCTCGAAGGCACGATTAAAATCCTCCGGTAGTGCCCGGACTCTCATCGCATTCTCCATGTGGTAGTTTAAAAAATGACGACCCTGCGAATATAGAAAATCAATAACTCAAACGAAACACTTTCAGAAAAATGTATAAGCCTGTCACCGTTGTTTCATGGTAGGACTGCTGGCGTGGCGTTGCTGTCGATGGCAGTTGCGGGAAGTCGGTGGTGAGATACCACTCCATTGCTCTTATTTGTAGTGGTCCCCAATCTTTGGGCCAATAGTGAAGACTGAACCCGATTTTAGGGCGCTGTATGAAATCCCAATCGAATCCCATCTTACTTAACATCTTTTTCAGGATCGCTTTGTTACCGAATTGCCGCGTATGCTCTTCTGCGCTGATCGAGCAAGCGGCCTCGACAAGTTCATGATCGAGATATGGAACGCGGACCTCTACCGAGTGGCACATTGATGCAAAGTCAAGTGTTTTATTCAAATCGTGCGTTAAATAGTAATCTAACTCCAACTTTTGGGGTGAATTCTCGGAAAGTGCCTGAAAATTCATACCCAAAGGCCTGAATATATGAGCAATTTGATCATTTTTATCCCATCTCATGCGGTCGTAACCATAGAATAACTCATCTGCTCCGTTCGCGGTAATCGCTACCCGGTAGCCTAACTTGGCAATCTGCTTACAGGTGATGTACGGGACAATACCCGCCATTGTAGGGTCGCCACACTTTTGCACATAATCGGTGAGACATGCTTCTGCGGAGACCTCTTCAGGGTCGGCGATTTTAAGGTCAAGGCTGAATTTCCTCGCGACTTGTTCAGCATAATCTTGCTCAGGTGAGCGTAGGTGTATGGCTCCGTTTCCGACGTAGCGGCTTGCGACCAGTGATGAATCAAGACCGCCCGAGAGCAAAAGTGTCTGTTTTATATCGCAAGTAAGTTTAACCCGGTCAATAGCCGCGAGTATCCTTTGTTCGATAATTTCATGGGCGTTGTGGATGAATTTAGGATTGTACCATCTTTTGATCTCAAGGGTATGTGAGGCTATATCGTAAATCAGATAATGGCCCGGCATTAGAGCCTTTATTCCTTCGAACATCGAATGTTCCTGTGTCGCGCCGAGAGACATATATTGTTTTACACCTTCGCCGGATAATTTCCAGTTGTCTTTGGTTAGACTTACGGCTCCCGGTGTCGATGCGAAGGCGAAATAATCCTGTTGCCATGTGTAGTAAAGTGGTTTGATTCCAAAACGATCGCGACATAGAATAATTTGCTCGTTCAAGTCATCGTAGAAAGCAAAGGCAAACATTCCATTTAAATCATTGAAAAGACTTTCTCGGCTCGGTAGCAACGAAAGGGCGACAAGCAAAGATTCGCTATCTGTCGATGACTTGTAATCCATCGTCATATCTCTGACCAATCCCTGACCGAAACGAATCATTGCATGGTTATAAATCTCGCCATTGTATGTGAGCATGTCGTTGCCCCAGATCATCGGCTGATTTCCTGCCGGTGACAGATCAACGATTGGCAATCTAGCATGACCAAATGATACCTTCCCAATAGTTTTTATTCCAATACTGTCTGGCCCCCTATGCCTAATTGAATCATTCATTTTAATGACTATTTGGGGAGGTATATTCACGCCTCCACTGATTCCGCACATGGGATTTGGTTTAGGTTTGCAAATTCACCATGTAATTTTGTGACCACTTCATTGTATGCTTTCGCAGCTTCGATGGCTGACGAATAAACACCTATATAAATATTGTGGGTGGACTTTCTGATTTGGGCAATAAATTTTTGTTTGTTTTTTGTTAAGACCACGCCCTTAAATCCAGTTTTATTATCTTTTCTTTTTTTTCTATTAGCACAATTTTGCTTATGGGTGCATGTTCTTAAATTCATCTTCCGGTTATCAAATCCATCTGTATTTTTGTGGTCAACTGATTTCTTTGGGAATCCCATTACCATTCGATGCATTGGATAATTTTTTGGAATCCCATTTTTATAAATGGTGGTATATGCATACTCTTTTCTTGGTCCGCCTCGCCACCATGTTAATCTATTCAGATGCTCAAAATCTTCATCATCTACGATAGCGAGTCGATCACCATGTACTTTAGATTTGACTAGAATTGTTTTCATAAAGTCCCGTTTTGTTGGTCAAAAATCTTAATCATCTTGTCGGCAACCCATTTACCGTTTTGGCCTGAGTTCTCCACTGCCTTCTCGATGTCTTTCTCAAAACGCTCGATAGTGAAATTGAAATGCTTCATGATCGTTTCGTCTTTAAAGCCTTCTTTGATGTGCTTGTAGACTCGTTCCGCCTGACTTCTGTAAATGCTCATAGTCCTTTGAAAATTTCTTTTATCGGTCGATCAAAGTTAAAATGTTTGTCAATCTCCTTTTCATAATCCCATGTGATTGAATCAGCTTTCAGGATTGCATCAAGATTATTAAGCGTTGACCAATTCCCTTTTATCGAAAGGATGTTCATGTCGGGAGGATTGAACATAATATTGTCTTGGTATCGCGCATCTTCCCATGCGAAGTCGTCTGTTCTTCGATTCATTGAAGTGTCGAATAGTTTCCAGTCGTGCCGGTCCAGATAGGCCTTAGAGAAAGCCCTACCGCCTCCGAGCGGGAATGTCATTCGATAGCGAAGCTTATAATCTTTGCCGGTTGTTGGGTGATGAATGAACCAATGATTGAGGCAAAGAAAGTCGATACCATGAGCGCAGTGCTCCGTGGCCTTCTCTATGAATCCATCGCTTAGGATGTCATCGGAGCCGGTGATAATGAGCGGATCGGCTTTCAACATTCGACAGCAATTTACTCCCTGCTGAAACTTATGCCCCAACGGTTCATTCTTTGCAATGGTGTAATATAAATCACTTCTTCCGAGAGAAGATAGAAACGCGGTATCCTCTGGATCGCTCAGGACGATTACAATCTGACACTTTTCTTTCGAAAGCAATTCTATGTTACGCCTGACCATCTCGTGACGGCCCTGCATGGGAAACATTACGACAGGGTTCATAACTCAGTAAGGGAAGTCTTCATGATTCGGGTGTCTTTCGTTGTGCCATATCCAGATATTGTATCTCGCGCCGTCGCCATTCTCTCCTATGCTGATCCATTCGAAATCGATCTTTCGGAATCCATGGAATTCGTAATCGTGTGGATAGTAAAACTCTCCCGGCTTGTCGTTAGTTTCGGCGAGGATTACAGAATTTCTTGCCAGTGCTTTGAAACTATCAAGGATCGAGTGAACATCTTCGATGTGATCCAAAACAGAACAGGTAAAGACAACATCAAACTTCCCCAATCTCGGCAACATCGATTCGTTACCGAGTATCAAGCTTTCCAGATCGTTACGTGTCTTTCCGTAGATGATGTTCATCAAAGATATGTCGATACCAACACAATGGACGGTCGGGCGTAGTTCGCTGATCGACTTCAGGTGTTTGCCTGTACCACATCCGAACTCCAAAACGCTAGCAGGATAGTACTGCAAGATTCGATTCACCAATGTATTATTTAGGTGCGTCATGGTATTGTCGGCTGTGTACATTCTGTAAAATTCTGAGGGGTTCATATTGCTCTTCCTTGTTTAGATTGTATTGCTTGCCTTACTGCGTCATGATGACGACACAGGCCGCGCAATCCTGTATCATCTGGAAAATCGGGTCCGCCTTTGCTCCGTTGCTCGATGTGATCCAAAACAACTGCCGGGATATGTAGCTTACCTTCTGCTTCACAGTCAACGCAAAACGGGTGACGCATGAAATAGAATCTCCGAAACTGTACCCATCCTTTCGAGCGGTAGAACGGATCAGCAACGCGCTTGTAGTGTCCCGACTTTCCTTGCTTTCGTTTGATGACATACATCTCAATCCAAAGTGGAGTTACTATGATATTCCCTACAATATATTTTGCATTGTGGCTCAATCCATTTTTCAAAAAGGATTGCCATGCCCATTAATTCATTACTCCAATACTCATCATCTCCGAAATATATTCTTCCCTCCCAGACGCCACGCGATCTATAACTTCCATCAAATAATTTTCTGCATGTATCGTTATTAAATTCGTAAATATCATCCGAACTATGCTTATCAAAATATGAAACGCCATGCGTATTATCTGATCCGCTCCATTCGCTTGCCGGGTATACATTAAATTCTACTAGCCCGGAATCGGTCATTTCATAATGAACTTCAAATAAAAAATATGTTCCGAGTTGATCAAGGTATCTTAAAATTTCCTTTTTCATAATTCCATCATTTAAAGCTAAAATCTTCCATTGTTTCTTTCTCCATGATGAACTTTGCAGCCATTGCATTGAGTGCCGCACTCACCGATCCTATCCGCGAACCACTTGCTTGCTTGTCGGGCTTGCTTACTCCATCTGCGTTGCGATGTGTTACAGTGTTACCAATGTGCCATCTAAAAATAGGGTTAGCAAAATGTTCCAACCTCCCCGCTATCACCATACTCTTCAATTCTTCTGTCTGTTGCGCGAGATTGTTGAAACTCTGGCTTATCTCCACTACTTTTTCTCCGTTCGACTCAAGGTCAGGTACAACATATTGCCCGAATGTTTTATCAAAACCGATAGCCTGAACGAGATAGTTTTTACAAATCTCTACCACATCTTTTGAGATAACCCGGTGATCTGCTTCGTTGCCGTCAGTTTTCTTTAGATGTCCTGAGTCAACCCATAGTTTATATTCCATGTTGTCCGAATTCTTCATCTCGTAAGCTTCCGGGAGCCACGCCCAAAGCTTGAAGGCCGCAATCGTTCTTCCGTCGCGCTCTGCAACTCGTGGCCAGTACAATACAAAACAATTGATCGTTTCTTTTGCTGCTGTGTACAAACCTCCGTAGCAATCGAGTTCTTTTAGTTGCTCTTCCGAAATTCCCGGCTTGCTTTTCATTAATGTTTCGTCCTGAATCCAGACTGCCGGGGCGTCAGTCCACATGTTCAGGTTTTTCGTTTTGAAATTTACCTCGTCGGTTCCTCCGTTGTTCACGGCTTTGGTAAACTCCAATCGAAGATAAGGCAAAATCGTTGTCGATGAGTGCATCAAAGGATTAGCCTTTCTCCACAAACTTTCATCCTTCCAGTCGTCGCCGTCATCCATTTCGTAGATGACAATTAACTGCTCGTCGTCTGTGATCGATCCCTCTAAAATCTTTCTCCCTTTGTCGCGAAGTGTTTGAAAACAGTAACCAAATTTATCGAATCCCGCTGTCGTTACATTGGTGAATGTGGGGCACAAACGATTACCCATCGACGACTCAATTCGGTTTTTTACGTCAGGCGTTTTCCAGTCGTGACACTCATCGCCGATCCCCATCGAAGTATCCACCGCATCTTGTCCCTTCGTCATGAAGGCCATGAATGCATTTCGTGCCGGGTAGATGACGCGGCGTATATAGGGATCGCGGGTGAGTAGCTTAAACTTTCCCTTCAGGCTTGGAGATATTTCCGCGATCCTTCCAGTGTCGTTCACTACTATAATCGCGTCATCTTCTTTATTTGCGCAGCACCATATCTGACCTGAGTCGTCAACGCCTTTTATCATGTGGAACAATGATTCTATCGCAAGTTCCGTCGTTTTCGCGTTCTTGCGCCCCACCTGTTTGTATGTCCTCCGGAACCTCTGAAGGCCATCGTTCGGGTTGATCCACCCATATTTTTGGATCAAATAAAACTGTTGGTATGGATCGAGTTCGAACGGTTTTCCTTTCTTAACTCCTTTCCAATGATGACATAGACCGGCGAATTTTATTATCCTGCTTCCTTCCTTGTAATCAAAAATATAGTCCTTCCGGTCACAATCTTTTACAAAGCGTTCGACGGCCAATCGCATGTACTTCCCCACAACCTCACGCCCGGCAAGAACGTCGTCTACGTACTGATAGAAGGGCTCTTTAGATACCATCTAATGGGTCCGTTTCTTTCTTCTTACTGGCGCTCACTCGCGATCTGCTCACCGGGGTTAGCCCGAACTGCTGGGCGAGTTTTGAGTATGCTTCGAGATGTTCCTTTCGTAATTTCTTGAGTTCCTTCCCTGCTAAATATTTGATCCGCATGTACTCAATTCGCTGATCCGGGTCCATGTCCAAAACGTATTCTTTCGGCTCCTTCAGATAGGTCTTTTCCTTAATTTCCGTATCACAATACACAAATTCTCCGAACTGGTGACACATCGCCGTAAGCGCAGAAAGGTCCCCCTCCGTCAGCACACCCAACTCAATTAGCACCTTGGTTGTACGCTCCCACTCTCTCATTGCAAACTCGTTCAACTCCATCACCGGAGGGCATGGGAATGTAATCGGTTTGGCATTCGGCTCGTTCGGGTTCGCGCGATCCGCCCTCCACGTCCCCTCCAAAACCTTCATTTGCGTTGGTTTCCTGTTTTGTCCTCCTGAATTGCCGTTACCTGCCATTTCAAACTAAGTCTTTAGTTAATTCCGATTCGCTGACATGCAAAAAATCCTTCGAGAC